ATCATCCTTCGTCTCCTCAATATTGTAGAAGAATTTATCACTATCTTCTGTTTTCCATTTACGACTATCTTCAACATTCCATTCACTGGTCTGAACTTTCCAGTCGAGTGGTATTTCATCCCTTACAGTAAAGGATGGTATGCTCCAGATTAGTCTGTTATTTGGCTGAGCCGCATAATTGCCATTTTCTAATGCCAATACATGAGCGCACTTATGTTCGTGCGGAATTTCCGAATGATCGGTGTCGACTATATTACTCTCTGGATGGGCCCAGTCAACAGTAAAAAGATAGGCACCTGAATACCATTTCTTATCTTTTCCTATAAATTTTCCAGATTGTCCATCTAGGACATCATAAGAAGTAACAGCAGGATAGTAACTAAAGCAATTCCATAACTCCAGCTCGTCAAGTCGCATCCTAGGAACTTCTTCTGGCTTATAGCCTCTTTGTATGAATGCAGAGATTGGCAAACGGTAGAATACAGCTCCGTTTTCCATAATTGCATGAAAGAGTATTGGACGCCCTGTAATCGATGCCAAACCAAAGACAAGACAGTCTTCCACTTCTCCATGGTGAGCTTTAAGGTCATAGAGATATTCTCTCCTGACCTGCGCATAGGTTGCAGGGATATTCGCGTTTAAGTATGCCATCCAACATAAAATCCTATTGTGCTATGATTATTAAAACAACTACTACTGCTACCGCAATAGAAATCTTTTTATGAGCGAGTGCTAATGCCCATAATTTTTTTGCTTGTTCCATATTTCCTCCTAATCGTAAATGTTGCCCCAAGTTTTCCCTGATTCATAATCTACCTTGTTTGGTACTTCTAGGTCAACTGCGGTTTCCATTATTTCAATTATTCGTTTAGCCTTCTTATCAGATTCTACAGAAATATCCAGCTCATCGTGAATCTGTATATGGGCTATAATACCCTCTTTATACAAATCTAGCATTGCTTTTTTAGTCATATCTGCTGCAGATCCTTGTATTAATTTATTTAAAGCTTTGTAGGTAAAGGCTCTTCTGATTCTATTTTCACCATATTTTTTCATTGCGTCTTCCCACGTCATAGGTGTGTGCATGCCAAATTGAGCAGGTTCCCATTTATTAAATCTGCAACCTCTTCCTAATAGGGTTCTAATTTCTCCTTCTCTTGAAGCCCATCTTGATGTTTCATTCATAAGATCTCTAACGAATGGAACTCGATCATGATATTGGTTGAATAATTCTGTGGCTTCTTGTTTCGTGCTTAAACCTAATTCTGCTTGTAATTTAGCTTTACCCATTCCATAAAATAATCCAAGATTAATAGTCTTCGCTTGAAGTCTACTAATGCCAGCCATGTCAGCAACAGTTTTATGAAAATCAATATCATTGTTGGAATAATTATTGACGATTTCTTTTACTGATGCATCTTCTTTTATACCTGCGGTGGTTGCTGCAAAATGTACTACGAGTCTAGGTTCCTGTTGATTATAGTCAAAGCATCCCCACACACAACCATCTTCGGGAATGAATAGGGATCGAATCATTGGTCCAAGATCTTTATTGCGTGCGGGAATCTGTTGTAAATTTGGATTGGAATATGAAAATCTTCCGGTGACGGTGCCACCTTGGTCTGATCTTATTTGATTAATGTCAGCATGAATTCTTCCCTTATGTTCATATCTTAAAATTGTATCAAGAAAGGTGGTATGTGCCTTGTTTATTTCTCTGGTTTTTGCTATCATTTTAACGACAGGATGAGAATGCTCTTGCAAGAAATTTTTGGTGAATGATGGTGCATCTGTTTTTACAGTTCTTTCATAAGGTAATTTTAATTTATCAAAAATTTTGGCAATTGATCTTGCAGCCCATATTTGGGCATCTATTTGTGTTTCTTTTTTTATTTCTTGCAGCAATGTTGTTTCTTGTGCAAGTAATTTTTGTTTTAGCTTATGCGCATTGTCCACGTCAACACGGACGCCTTTAAATCGCATATCTACTAGGCAGGGGAAGAGTTGAGTTTCTAGATCAAATATCTCTGTTAAATTTTCTTTTTTAATTTCGGTTGATAATCGTTTGAATAAGTTTAATGTTAAAGAAGCATCTTTTTCTGCATATTCACCTACATATATTGCTGGTAATTTATATAATTCTGCTTTAGCATCTATACCCCAGTTTTTTGCTACTTCTCTTAATGTTGCTTCGCTTTTTCGTTCTCCTAAATATTCCCAACTCAATGCGTTCAATGTGTAACGCATTCTATTTTCATCTACTAAAGAAGCCATGACCATGGTATCGACAATATGTCCATTAACTTTTATTCCATAGGAACGAAGCCAACAGATATCGTACATAGCATTATGAAATATTTTAGTTGCCTCCGTTGCACAAACGTCAGAGACCCAATTTAAAATTTTCTTTTTATCTAAATTACCTCCACCTTCATGGCCAAAAGGATAGTATTTACACCAACCATCCACTGCTACAGCAACGCCAATAATTTCTCCATTGCCTATAATAGCACCAGATCCTTTTGATTTTAGATCGGGATCTCTTGTTTCTAAGTCTATGGCTATGAGTTTATATCCACTCAGGTCTGGAAAATTGTCCGGGGCTATCCATTCGGTTTGAGCTTCGAACATCATGTTCTAACTTTCCACTTTTTATAACCTTCTCCCCATGATTCTATTTTCTCTTTCTCTCCTTCATAATCTCTTTCAATAATCATATCGATCATATGTTTAGCTTTTTCTAAGTCTTGCTTTCCTCCTTTATCTTGATGTCTTAAGATATATTTAATAACGCATCCTTCAGGATAAAGCAACTTATTCTCGACAACAAATTTACTCGGCTGAATTTTATATTTTAAATAGTGTTTGCCACCAATTTGTTTTTTCCACACACTCATGCTATCCTCCTATTTCCAATTCTGTAATAATATTTTGTATCAGGTCTTAACCAATACACTCGTTTTTTAGATCTTGTGACAGCTACAAACCACATCCTATGTTCTGTGTCCGGATCTCTTTTCGCACTTTTCCAGGCGGGTCTTGGCATATCTGGAAAAATGACAACATTTTCTGCTTCATCTCCTTTGGCTCCATGAATAGTTCTGATTCTAACTCTTGCTTTTTCTTTTGGATTTAAATCTTTTTCTACGTTCTCAATATAACTAATTTGCCCTGGATCTTTTATACGATCGAAGCAGTCTTGCCATCTACCTTCACACATTACACCGTATTCTGAGGTTAATTCCTCTAAAGTAATTTGTTCATCTTTTGCTTTCTTTAATTTTTCTAAATTTTTACCTTTAGGTTTGATTTTCTGACCACTCATATATTCCCAAATATCAGCAATTTCTTCACCACGTATTGCTTCTTTATTATTTAATTTTTTCCACACAGTTAACGCTCGTATTAATTTTGGTTGCAGAAGATCATTACCTTTATCAAAGTAAATATTATTTCTGTAAAAATATTTTTTTACCTGTCTAACTGTTTCGTTTCCTTTCTTCCATCTGAACAATAAAAACCATTGTCCTTTGCTATAATCTAGATTATGAAACAATTGGTTCGTTATAAATTCTCCCTCTTCTTCTTTTGGTTCCCATTTCTTTGGCATTCTTGTTGTTATACAGTTTAATATTTTTTTTGCTTCATCATAAACTTTTTTAGGTACTCTTCTTGAAACTGTGGTTTCCTTGTCATCAATGATTCCTTCTAAATTAATAAAATGAGTAGGATCAGCTCCCTGAAATTTAAAGATAGTTTGATCATCGTCTCCTGCAATGTAAGATCGTTTACAATTCTCCTCTATGTAAAAAAACATTTCCCACTGTAAAGGATTTAAATCTTGCGCTTCATCTAAAAAGATTACGTCCAAGTTTAAATTGTTCATCATTTTATCTTTCTTAAATAGATCAATCATATCAGTAAAATCTACCATTCCGTGGTCTTTTTTATATTGAATCAAATTATTGTAAAAAACTTTTAATTTTATATAGCTAAAATTAGGGTGATCTACTAACATCTCTTTATGTTGTTGTCTTAGTTCTATTTTTCTACATCTAGATAGGTTGACCGCTTCTAAATATTGATTTCCAAAAGTCATGACCCCATCTTCATTTTCTTTTTCCTCATAAGGAAATTTAGCAAAATACTGATTGCCTTGATTTTTGCATATATAGTTTTTGAATCCATTCCATTCTTTTCCAGTTAATAAAGTGTTCCCTGTAAATTTTTTATTGCGTCTTCTTCCCATAGCATGCATGGTAGAAAAGAAAGGAAAAGATTTTTTTAGATCACTGTATTGAGGAAACTCTTTTACAATGTCTGCTAATTTTCTTTGAACTTCTAAAGTAGGATCTTTTCCAAAGGTCAAGTAAGCTATTTTTGATGGATGTGTGCCTTTTCTTAATTCTTGTCGAAGATAACTATTAGGACCTTCTATCAAACGAAATGTTTTTCCTGTTCCGGGTGGCCCAGGAATTCTTGTTCTTTCTACTTTTTCTGCCATTTAGCTTTCTCTCTTTCAGGAGCTTTAGTATCTATTTCTTTTGCCGTAGGTTCTGGCATTCTAAAAACTCTAATTTCAATTGTTTTGTTATTTACTTTTGGATACACTTTATCCTCTACTACATTAAATTTTTTCTTCAATAAACGAACAGTAATATTTCTTTTTATTGCCCATTCGTTTGTATTTTTTAAATATTTCCAAAAATCTTTAAATTTAAAATAGCTTGTGCCATCTTCAGAAAAAGCGGATCCATTACAGAGGTGTTCTAATTTTTCTCCTTTATAAGAATCTGTTATAAAATCTTCCAGGTGTTCCCTTAATATGTTTTCAGGTTTTAAACTTTCAGGAGCTTGTATGAAAAATTCTTCATCATTGTCTGTTTTAGGAAATAATTCTGATAGATTCTTTTTCCATATGGTTTGTCCAATATGAGGTAGGAGAATGTTAATCTGTCCCATACATGCTTTTGAAAATTCATCAAATTTGTATAAAGTATCAGTATCAACTTCCACAGTTTTACCGTTAACATCTAAAAACCATAAAGGAGGTTCAGAAGTATATTTTCTTAAGTTTGTAAGTTCTGGCATTAAATTTCCTTTGCCTATTCCAAATTTTCTAGTCTGACAGGTCGTTGAATCACAAAAATTACATATAGGAGGACTTTTACATTTATACTGATAGTCTTTTTTATCTAATGATTTTCTCACTGTTTCCACCTCTTGATATCTTAAAGGTGGTTTCATATATTTATTGTTGTAATCTTCTATTTCTTTTTTCCAACTATCTGGTTTAGCTTTTTTTAAATAAACTCCAATATTATATAAGCCATCGTTTCTACTTCCTTCAGGAAATCCTTCTGAACAAAGAGTCTGCAGACAAGGAGGTCCATCTGTTACTGAACCATTTTTTACTTGTTTCTTTGTTTCTATATGTAAATTTTCTAATTGTTTTTTAGTTAAGCTATTTTTTTGATGTAATTCTATAAACTCATTTAGGTTAGCGGCATCCCCATTTTCGAGAAAAGCATATCTTGTTGTGTTATCTCCTCGGTGATAAGGTAAATTTAAAAAATTACCTGTATCTCCTCTGTCAACTAAGATGTATTCCTGTTTAGGAAAAATTTCGCTTGAAGAATATCCTAAATGAGCTGCAATTAGTTTTAATTTGAGTCTCATTAAGGAAGCTTCTACCGGTTCTTTTGTAAACAAGAATAAGTGAGCTCCTCCAGATTTTGATCGGAACACGATTAATGGTAAGTTTTTTTGTTTTAATATTTTTATGAGTTTTTTATGATGAAAATTGTATTCATCAATATCAATGCAGCCCCATCTACATTTGTTATTTTCATTGATCGGGACAATGCCTAGACCAGGTTCTTTACCTTCAAGATGATTTTTCCATAATTCATCTGTTACAGATTTTTTGACAGTAAAAGATTTAGTCTTTTGTTTACCGTTGTCTGAATAAATACTGCTTAATATTGTTTGACCGTAAGCACTATTTAAACCTTCAAATATATCTTTAAATGCTTTCATCATAATTTTTGTATGGGCGAGTTAAGTCTCCCGCTCTCGCCCACCTTTCCATCCGGTGTGGAAACTTATGATGTTTTACCGTTCAACTGATCTGTTCTACGGCAACTTTCATAAAACTTTTTTGCTCTATTGTAGATACTCGTATCAGTTATTTCCGATATCTTTTGTATATTGTATCCATACCATTCGTTTCCTTTTCCAGTATTTTTTACTGAAGATAACTTATAGATATGGCTAAAAGGTGGCGGTGTGTAAGGACCATCTTTTCCATCTTTAGTGATGCTCATCATCATCGAGTTCCATTTTCTTGAAACCTTTGCTTGAGTTGAGGACATTGATATCAAAGCCGTTTCAGCAGATTTGCCATCAGAAATGATAACAAAATGTTGAGCCGTTTTTTGAATATAATTACCATTTGGTAATCTGTCTTTATTCATAGCATCTTTTGATGTTTTAGAAAGAATATCACTGTTACCAGGAAATATATTTTCCGGTCTTCCTGATCCTGTGCCAAAATCGGCCCATTCTTGATACTCTAATCTATAGTGACAAGGAATAACTTGTATTCCTTTTTCTCCATCGTACAGTTTTCTTGTCACTGTGTTGAAAAACATACCAGGGTCAGCACCTTCAACATAATTAGCATGTTTTCTTTGTGCTTCTGCTGATCCGTTTTGTAGAAGTTTCAGAATCGGTAGAGCAACACTTTCTTGATCTACGTTTTCGAAACCTTTCCTAGCGTCCGCTTCAAACAGCGCGTCTGATGGCAGACCTGCTTCCTGTCGTTTAGCTACTTGCTTCTCGTTTCTAGTTTCCATGTTCTAGTTTCTCCTATTTATTTTTGTTTGGTTACCTACAAACGTGTTAAAGAGGTCCGCGGGCATTTCCTGTCCAGATTCAGTACGCTCGCGAACCACCGCTTTAAGTGTCTGAGCATGAACGCCTATTTTCTGGACGGGTTCATAGCCCTGACCTTTTGCAAGGGTAGCATAAGCCATTGCCTTGTTATCTTCGCCACGACCAAAGGTAACAGTGACATCATTTTTAATAATGTCTCCTAGGCCGTTTTCTCGAAGCCAGTTAAACGCCTTTTCCTGTTTATCAGGAGTTATATGGGCGCCATAAAATGGTTTTACTTCTATCGAAGCACCATCTTTTAATTTTAGTTTTGTGACATTCATTTCCTGCATCATTTTAGGAATGTCAAAATTAGAAAGCTGCTTGGCTTTCTCTTTTAAATCTTTCGTATGATTTTCGGAAGCTGCAACTTGATCTTCCAAGTTTCTTAATTCAATAACTTTATCGGATAAAGTTTTTGTTTGATCGACTTGTGTTATTGAATCGACTCTGTCGTTTTCAAAATCTATGTTATTCATCTATCTTTCCTTTCTCGTATAAATCTATTTCCAGCGGGTAATATACTTTTTCTTGTCGATCCCATTTTAATAAATTAAATCTTCCATTATTTATATCAGATGCAATTGTACATGCCAATCCAATAATTGCGGGATCACCTGAAAGTAGTAAAAAATCTTTTGATGTATAGTTTTTCAAGAGTCTTCTTAATTCAAAAATGACAGGTCCTGGACTTAAAACAATTTGTGCGTTCTCTTTTAAAAGAACTTTTAATTTACCGTATTTCAAGGCGCCCATAATATTAAACTTCGGACGACCTGCACTAGTGCCGGGTAGTTCCTGTATAACATAAACAATTGGTTCGCTGGTCTTTATATCTTTATATTCACTCATAACTTTCTTGACAAGATATAGGACTTTATTGTATACATGTCAATAGAAAGTAAAAATGAATTATAGATTTAAAACGAAGCCATATGCGCATCAGTTAAAAGCATTAGAAATGTCTCATAATAAAGAGGTGTTTGCTTATTTCATGGAAATGGGAACGGGTAAATCTAAAGTACTTCTTGATAACATCGCCATGCTTTACGATAAGGGTAAAATAGACAGTGTCCTAATTGTGGCACCGAAGGGGGTATACAAGAACTGGTACGATTCTGAAATACCTGAACATTTAGCAGAACATATAGATAGAAATGTTGTTCTTTGGAAGTCGCTGATTACTAAAGAGCAACAACTTAAGTATGATTCTCTTTTTAAGCCTGGTTTTACTAAATTACACATTTTCATTATGAACGTTGAGGCTCTATCAACTAAAAAAGGTTTTGAAGCTGCTCGTCAATTTTTAAATGTCAAAAAAGTCTTATTCGCCGTTGATGAATCTACAACCATTAAAAATCCAGGAGCTAAAAGAACTAAAAATATTCTTAATTTATCGAAGATGAGTAAATATAGAAGAATCCTTACAGGATCTCCAGTTACTAAATCTCCTCTTGATTTATACACACAGTGCGCTTTCTTGGATCCTTATTTATTGGATTTTACGTCTTATTATGCTTTTCGTAACCGATACGCGGAAATGCGAACGGCACATTTTGGTGGTCGTTCTATACAAATTGTGGCAGGCTATAAAAACCTTCCAGAATTAGCTGAAATACTAAAACCATTTTCTTATCGAATTTTAAAAGATGACTGTTTAGACCTTCCTCCGAAGACTTATATGAAAAGAATTATTCAACTCACTCCGGAACAAAAAAGAGTTTATGGCCAAATGAAATCTATGGCGCTTGCGGAATTAAAAGGAAAGATGATTACAACTGTTAATGTCATTACCCAGTTAATGCGCTTGCAGCAAATTACTTGTGGCCATTTCAAAGCGGATGATGATTCGGTTCAGGAAATTAAAAATAATCGTATTACCGAGCTTATGGACCTTTTAGAAGAAGTTGAAGGAAAGGCCGTTATCTGGGCCCATTGGCGTCATGATATTGCCACGATTGTAAGAGAGATTGAAAAGGAATACCCAGGATCTGTGATGACCTACTATGGAGATACGACAACAGACGATCGACAGAAAGCAATAAAAGAAATACAGAATCCAGAAAGTAAAGTAAGATTCCTAGTAGGAACACCACAGACCGGTGGGTATGGAATTACGCTTACCGGCGCCTCTACGATGATTTATTATTCTAATGGTTATGATTTAGAAAAGCGTCAACAGTCCGAAGCAAGAATTGATAGAATTGGTCAAGAAAAACCGATGACTTATATTGACATCCTTGCGGAAGACACAATTGACGAAAAAATCGTCAAAGCCCTCCGCAAGAAAGTGAACATCGCCACTGAAGTTATGGGCGAAGAACTGAAAGCGTGGATTTAGTCCTCTAAAATGTAGGACATACGCGCGACGCGCGGTAAAATTTTAAATCCGCTATTTTACAGTTATTTTTTTCGGCTTTTTGCCTTCAGGAATTATCTTCATTAAAGACACTTTGAGCAATCCGTCTTTTAGTTCAGCGTCTTCGATTTTTACATCGTCAGCGATGGTAAAAGATTTTGAGAAGTATCGTTTCGCGATACCCTTATGAATCACTCCGTCTTTTTTGTCGTCAGATTTTTCTTCCTTGATAGACTTAATCGTTAGAACACCATCTGCGTATTCCACAGAAATATCCTTCTTATTGTAACCTGCCAACGCAACTTCAATGTTGTAAGTATACGTTCCAGTCTTGACAATATTGTAAGGCGGATAGTTTACCGTTGGAAAACGAAAATCATCGTCGAACATTCTTTCGAAATGATCGAAGATGTTATCGAATCCTACCGATACGGGTCTTAATTGATTAAATATGGATAATGCTTTATTGGTCATGTTAACCTCCTTGTTTAGACAGTTAATAAAGTGGGCCTTTCCAAAGCACCCACGACTAATATAAGTTATTTTAAATAAATT